TTACTAAAGATGATGCAGATATGTCTGAATGTCATATAGGATATATTCCAAAAAGAAGGCAAGTTTTAATTAGTAACGAAGATCGTGATATTTTTATGTACGATTTTGTATTAAGATCATGGACAAGAGGAGATAATAAATTAGATGTACAATCTGGAACTGGAACAAACAGAACTAATTTAGCTTTAGATGGTAATCAAGATTTATTTTTTATTAATGGAGAATCCAATCTTATTCGTATTCAAAAATGGAATGACAATTCTTCTAGTAGTACTGGTTTTAAATACCTTACTAAAGATATTGATTTTGGTCAACCTGCTGTAAGAAAAAAAATACATAAAGTTTATATATCATATAAAGGAACAAGCAATGCAAATCTTACAATTGCTTATTCTGTTAATGGAGATAATAATACAACTTCTTTATTTTATAGAACAAATTCTAATGGTTCATCTGATAAAACAAATTCAGATACAACTCCTTTACATTCAAGTGTTGGAATTGATGATTGGGTAGCAGCTGAGCTTATACCAACGTCTTCTATTAATAATGTATATAGTTTTCAATTACATATTGGTGGAACTGCGGGAGCAGATTTTGAAATCAACGATATATCTATAATTTATAGATTAAAAAATGTTAAATAATGCCTAAGAATTTAGAAGAAAGAAGATTACTACATCAAAAAGGACAACAACCTACTTATGGTAATGGAGTTCCTAATAACGATGAAGGTATGGATGGAGACTTATCATATAGAAAAATTAATAATAAACATATTCAATTTTTAAAACAAGACGGAAGATGGAATGAAGTTGGTTCTTCTTCTTCTGTTCAAAGTAGTTCAAATGAATTTGAAAAAGGATTTATTGAAAGCGAGTTAGACTTTAGAAATTTATTGTATAAATATAGAGATACAATAATGAGTTGGAATTACAATTGGGTTGTTCATGGAATGTTTGGAGTAGATTTTGTAATAGATGGAAGTCTTAACTATATGCAGTTTACAACTGGTCTTACTACTCAAGGAGTAGGAGTTCCCGGAAGTGTTTTTTCTGTTCCAAGAGAGTGTTATTTAAGTAATATTAATTTTATACTTTCTGTTCCTCAAAATACCCTACCACATAATGTAAGCTGGGGATTTGATCTTAATGTTTTTGAAACTGATGTAATTAATGAATCAAATAGTTTTGGAAATGTTGTTTCAAATTATATGACTTTAGATTATCAAAATGGAGGTCAGGGAATTGTAAGGTTTGGAGCAACAATTATACCTGAAGGATCAAAAGCAATTGTTAATATTCCTGTAGGAGCTTACTTAAATACAGATAGAGGATATGCATTAGCAGTAGAACAAATACAAGATGCTGAATATCAAGGAACTGCTTGTTCAAAAGGAATTAGTTGGTCAGCATATTTTAAATCAACTTGATAACTAAATATATAAATAGTAAATTAAATAGTAAAAGTATATAATTTTATGGCTACATCAAAAAAAATAAAATCAGCAATTAGATCTAAAGGATTATCTGAAAGACAATTAATGGGTAATATAGCTGATATTAGAGAGTCTCTTTCTGAGGCAGATTATTCTTCAAAAATGTTTGATATTAAATCAAAACAATCTGGTCAATTATATGATGCAATATATTCTGGTCTTAATTTAGCAACTACAATAGCTGGTACTTTAGAACAAAGATCTGAGTTAAAATCAAATATAGAAACATTCAAAGAATCTTTAGGCGAAGGATCTGAACTTACAATTCAAAAAAAACCTTCTTTAATTGATGTTTTTAAAAAAGAATCTTCTTTATCTGATTATTTAAAAGGAGATCAATATTTAATAGGAGATAAAGCAATAGGAAGCAAATATGATGTATCTGCTTTAGGGTCTAAAATAAAATCAGAACAAACAGCTAAAGATTTATTAGAAAGAATGACAGGTAAAGATACAATGCCCTCTAATAATATAAATTTAGAATCTCCTAAAGTTGGTTCAATTACTGGAGGAGCATCTCAATTGCCACCTAAATTTATGCAATCTGAAGGAGGTGGATTAGAAACTCCAAAATCTGTTTTTAAACCTGAGATGCTTGTTATGTCGGATGAATATATGGAAAGTCAAGATATGGATATTGGAGAAAAAAGATCACCATCTAATTTTCTTACTGAATATACTCAAACTAGTAATACTCTTAGGTCTATGTTAGATCCTAATTATTACGAAAATTTACAACGACCATGAATAATAAATTAGCTAAAAAAGGCAGATTTGGAGATACTGAAATAATTAAAACTTCTAAAGGAAGTTTATGGCATGTTAATAAAGAAGAAAAAAAATTAATAGAAGACTATGGATATTTAGGAGAGCAAATAGTAGATACATTAGGTTCTGGAACTATTAATCCTGAAACTGGATTAGAAGAAAAATTTCCACCTTTAATGGCTGCTTTAGCCGCTATTAGTTTTGCAACTGGTTCAGCTCAATCTTATGGTCAAACAAGAGCAATGAGAGAACAAGGAAAATCTCAAGTAAATTATTTAGATGAATCTTTAGCATCTTTAAAAGAAGCTGAAAGTTCATTAGGTGAATCTTTAAGTTCAAGTTTATTATTACCAACATTAGAATCTCAAAGAACTTTAGATAAAACTCAAAAAGTTGGACAAAAATCTATAGAAAAAGCTTTAAAACAACAGACTAATTTATCTACTAAAACTGGTTTTGCTAATGTAAAATTAGATAAAACTTTAATACAAGATTTAAGATCTGATTATGAAACTAAATTAGAAGATGTTGATATTAGCCTTTCTAAAAATTTAAGCGATGTTTTATCTAATTTTGAGCAACAAAAATTTGAAATGCAATCACAAAGGCAACAATTGGAACAACAAAGAAAACTTGCACAACAACAAGCAAACACTAAATATTTTGGGATATTCAGATAATGTCAGCAGCTTTAGATTCTTTAAATAGTATATTAAAATACTCTCAAGCAAGAGAACAACAGAAAATAGACAGATCTTTATCTTTATTAGATCTTGGAACAAAATTAAAACAACAAGAATTAGATAGAAACGAAAGAAAACAAAGATTAGAATTTGATAGAAGAAGATTAGAACTAACTGAATCTGCTGAAAAAGAAAAAGCAGAAATAAGAAGTATAGAAAAAGAACGACTATTAGATCCAAAATCAGCTCCAAAAACTGAATTTCAAGAAGCTCAATTAGAAAAAGTTAAACTTGAACTTGATTTCCTTAAGGAAAAACAAGTAGAAAGTGAAACTGAAAAAATGTTTGCAGCTTTAAATAATGATGTAGCTAATACAGAAAAAATTTTATATGGAGGAATTAGAAGGACTAAATTAATACCTGAAAAAATATATAGTTATATAGAAAGCAATTGGGATGGAAAAGAAACAGATTTAAAAAAATCTATAAAAAGTTTTGCAGTGAATGATGTTGAAATAAAAGAAATAGAAAATTTTTTAAAAAGACCAGAAAGTCAACCTTTAATAAGCTCTTTAATGTACCTTGAAACAAGTAAAAAATCTGGTAGCGCAGATTATACTCCTTTTTTAAAAGCTTTTGATAATTTAAGTAGTGATTCGCAGATAGGTTATTTTTCAGGAGATAATAAAGAATTAAATCGAGATTATGATAAATACAAAAAATCCGTACAAGAGATTTTAGGAACTGGAGATTTTTATAAAGAAGAAGAAAATAAAATTAAAATAATAAAATCCCTTACAGATTTTTCTAGTAAAAAAGTAAACAAAGAATTTGATTCTCTTTTAAAAGAAATTGAGAAAAAACAAGAAGGAGCTGATCGAGATTCTTATTTTTCTATAGAAGAAAGAAGATTATTATTAAATGAAATAAATCCAGCAACAGGAAAACTTTTTACACCAGAAGAAGCAGGTTTGCGATAATATGGCTTTAACAAGAGAAGCTGAACAAGCTCTTTTAAGATTACAAAGGGAAAGAGAAAATGCCTTTAATAATCCTTCTGGAACTTTAAATGCTTTCCAAATAAATCAACCTCCAAAAAAAGAAGAAGAACTTTCTCGTAGAGAATTATTTGATAGAAGGCAAGAACAATTTAGATCTCTTAGAGAACAGGCATCTAAACCAACTGTACAACCTGAACCTGATGAAAATTTAGGAGCGTTAAGAAATTTAGGTAAAACACTATATGAGACAGGAGTAGCTGGAACGTATGAACTTGCAGAATCAGCTGGATTTGGAGCTCCCGGATTAATAGAAGCTGGTTTAGAAAGATTTACTGGTATAGACTTAGGTATACAAGAAACAGCTAGGGAATTTCAAGAAGAAAATACTTTAGCTAAAATAGCTGGAGGAGTTGGAACAGGTGCTGGTTATTTAGTAGGTGCGCCTGTTAAGTTAACTTCAAGAGCTTTAGGTGGGTTAGCAACTACTATTGGTAGTAGAGTTTTTGGTAAACAAACTACTAAGTCTGCTATAAAATCAATGACTCAAGCAGCTAAAAAAGCTGGAAAACTTTCTAAAAAAGTACAAAAAGAACTTTCCGATGAAGTTGGCAATGTATTAAATCAAACTGTTTCTTCAGTAGGAATAAAAACTGGTTATGCTAGTAAAGCATTTGAAGGTTCTTTTAAAACAAATATAAATACTAGAATTAGAAGCTTACTTAATTCAGGACAAATTAATTCAAGGCAAGCAGATGCTATGAGAAAAATGGCTCAAACAGTTGCCGGAAAAGGTGTTCCAGTAAAAACCCTACAACAATTAGCAAAGCAAAAATTTGGAGAAGGAGCTAAGGGTAGATTTATGGGTGAGTTCCTTGAAGACGCACTTGTATTTTCTGTTGCTGATGGTGTGATGAGCATTACTCAACAAGGTCAACAAGTCTTAAGAGGAGATAAAGATGCATTGTCCTTTGGTAGCTTTAATCCTTTTAATGAAAATTTTTTAGAACTAGGCAGTGTATCAAGAGAAGTGGTATTTGGATTTGCCGGAGGAACAGTTATTAATGCTGTTGGAGTTGCCCCATTTAAACCTTTAAATAAATTAATGAAATCTAAAGTAGATTTTTATCAAGGCGTTAGAGCTGCTTTAGGTAGGAATAATTATAAAGGAAAAAGTTTAGATAAATTAGTTGAACAAGCTACAAACTTAGCAGAACAAAATAGATTTAATAGTAAATCTACTAGAATGAATTTTACTAAAGATGGAGAGAAATCAAATATAGATTTATTTAAATTTGGAAGAAGTAACGAAAGATTAACAAATAAAAAATTAGTTGAAAGACTTAGAGAAGAATTAGGAGATGATGCAGAAAAAGAATTAACTAAGTGGTTGATGTCTAATAAAAAACAATATGCTAAAGATATTATAAATGAATCAATAAAAGAAGGTTTTGAAAATTATAGATTATTGTTTCCTAGAATGGCTGTATCTGGTCTTGCTATGTCTGGAGTTCAATATACTCAAAACTATATAGATAGTGATGGTCAATATCAATTTGATCCTACAGATTTTGTATCTAGTTTTTTAATTGGTGGATTTACAATGAGAAGAGGTAATTTTGGTAAAATAGACATTGATACTAAAATTAATAAATTAAGAGAAGGATTAGATGCTCTTGGTATTAAGTCATCAAACACATTTCATTCTTCAAATTTATCAGGTGATAATGAAAGATTCGGAGTAGGAATTATTAGAGACAATCCTGAACTAACTAAATACTTAGAAGAAGAAGGTATTGTTAGTAATGATAGAGATGTTACTAATGATACAATGGCAGAAGGAGAAAAATCTTTTTATGATAATGAAAACATTGCTAGAAGAATTGATCCATATGGTGGAAGAATAAATGTTTTAAAAGGATTAATGGATGCAGATTATAATTATGTAAAAACTTTAGATCAGATTACAGATAAACAAGCATCTAAGATTATAAGTCTTTTAGATAGTCAAGGTTTTAAAACTGTTGAAGATATGGATAAAGCTTTGCAAGATAGAGTTAATGAAGCAACTCAAGGAATGGAAGAAAAATTAATAGGTGTTTTAAGGAGAGTTAATCAAGCAAATCATCCAGATATAAAAATTACAGAAAATAATAGTGGTGTTAAAATACCAGCAAACATGACAATTAGTAATGATTTATTAGAAAGAGCTAGTAAAGGTGAGTTTAAAGAGTGGTTAAATGGTAAAGATGGTATTGAAGCAGAAGAAGAATTATATAGTGCAACAAGAAGTTTAGAAACAGTAACAGCTGTTACAGAAGGTTTATCAATGGTTAGTTTTGATAAATCTCAATCTTCAAATAAAATAGAAGAAGCTACTACATTAAAATCAATTTACGATATTGTAAAAAATGAAGAAAATAATATAGACAATCAAATTTCTAATAAAGACGGAAGAGCTAGTTTTAAATTTACAGAATTAGATTCTTATATTGTACCTATGATGAGAAACATGGGAAAGAATGTAACTAAAAATATGATGAGTGCATTATCTGAAAAGAATATGGATGCTAGACTACAAAGTAGTTTTATTGACGCTGGGTTAATTGTTATGAAAGATAATAAACCATTATTAGTAAATGACTATAGTTCTATAAAAATGGATGATGATGCCAGTAAAATAGATTTAGGTAAAATACATGGTATTTTAAAAGCATTAGGTGAATTTGATGTTACTACTGACCCAAGTCCAAATATAATAGAAAAAACTCAAGTGTCTAGACTAAAAGAATCTTTAGGTAGATTAGGTGTAAAATTAGATTTAATTAATAGACCTAATATGGATTTTATGTATCAAATGATTTTAAATGATATTAATAAAATTAGGTTAAAAAATAATATAGTAGATCAATCAGATATAGATTTTATTATAAAACAATCTGGAAAATCTGCTTTTAGCATACCGGGAGTTTTAGATAATAAAGGTATCAGAAACTTTCAATTAAGAGAAGTATCTATACCTTCAGATCTTGAGTTGCAAAATAGATATAATAAAAAATTAAAAGATCTTAAAAAAGATACAGATGTAGTTAATGTAGTTGCTGATCCAGTTCAATTACAACCAGAAGATGCAAGAATATTAAGACAAGAATTTGAATCTATATACAATACAGATAGATCAAGAGATGATGCAGAATTAGATAAGTTATTTGATCTTATGTCAAATACTAAACTAAGTGGAACTAAGAATCAAATCATAGAATATATTAAAGACAGAGACTATCAAGCTAAAATAGATGTCTTGAATATGTTGCATAGACAAAAAATTATAAAAAGAAATGTAGATGGGAATCTTGAAATAATTAATAAAAATTTAACAATAGAAAATTTTGAAAGTATAAGTAAAGATATAGATAGATTAGGATATACTAGTGATGTTGTTGAAAATAGAATTAAACAAAAACAAGAAGATAATAGAAGTTACAATAAAGAAGCTAGTGATGTTATTAAAAATCCATCTTTAGGTATTGATCAATTTTTTTCAAGATATAAATTTAAACAAGGTGATCAAATTGTAAGTTATAATGATCAAAGTAATGAATCTAAAAAAGAATATTTTGATTCTTTATTATATGAAAAAAATCCTGATGCTTTAAAAGGTGAGTCAGTTCAAGAAAACTTTGTTATAACAGAAGAATCTATAAAGAGAATGGCAAAATCTGTTGTTTTTAATAATACTGAATTTTCAAAAATAACAAGTAAAAAAACAAAAGATAAAATTTTTCAAGACATTAGTCAAATAGCATTTGGATCTAAAGATAGAGTTTCTGTTAAAAAATTTAGCATAAGAAATAATTCTTTATCTAGAGATGAAAATAGAGAGATAATGCAAAATAACCCAGTCCATACTTATTTTAGATCACTAGGATTAGATTATGCAATATTTGATAATACCGTTACTTATACTGAGTTTAACCCTCAAGGAAATTTAGTAGAAAAAAGTTACAATATACTCGCTACTGAAAATATACCAACTAATTTAAGACAAACAATAAGAACAACTGCAGAAAGAGTTGCTCAAACATTAAGGTCTAAAAATTTCGGACAAGAAGACGAACCTAACTTTGATCCAAATAATGTTGGTATTAAAAAACTAGATGTTTTTGATGGAATGGATAGCATTGCTATTTCTACAAATGATGTTCAAAAAATTGTAGATGATTTTGATAGATTTTATAAAGAGCATGTAAATAAAGTTACTGGTAGTACTAAAGAAGCTATGAAATTATTAAAAGAATATTTTGATAGTAAAGATAGTATTTATAAATACGATGAAGAGCAGATTGAACACGCAACTAGATTTTTAATATACGAAGTAGGATTTAAGAGTAAAGATAATGAATTATTTTATAAAATATTAAATGAAGATAATGCTGAAAATGTAGATAAATATATTAAAAGATTAAAATTAATTACTACTAAAAATTTTGTTAGACCTACAGAAGAATATTTAAAATCAATTAGAAGAGCTAGATCTGTTTTAATGGGTAAGAAAGATAAAGTAGTTGATTTAATAGATAAAAGATTGACTAAAAAAGGACACAATGTAGTTATTTGGGATGATGATACAGAATCTATGAGTCAAATTATACAAGACTTAAAAGCAGAATACCCTGAATATGCGGATGTAAGAATAGAAGATTCAATAGGCAAAGCACATTCTGAAGTATCAGGATTTGATAGTATATCTTATTTATCTAAAGAAGCAATGAATGAGTATCATGCTTACATGGGTCATAGTCCTGATTCTACAAACCCAATTAAACCAGTTATTTCATCTCAAGGCGAAGGGAAAACTCTTTTGTATGGTAAAACATTGTTTGTTTATTCCCCTGCTCTTGATGGTTTCTTTAAGAACAATCCAACAGTAGACATATTACTTACTAAATCTGGTGCAAAAGCATTTGATGGCGCAGGTGATCCGACTAAAAGAGAAGTTAATATGATTACTAATACTAGATGGGATGAATTAAATACAGGTCAATACTCTTCTTTAATCAAAACAATTGATATTAATGCATTGGGACTAAGACCTCAAAAAGATTCAGACTTATTGTCAGCAAGTATATCAGATGCTGATTTTAATTATATGAATGTTAAAGAACATGCTGAAGCATTTAAAGACGTTGAGGGTGAGTTAGGGGCAAACTTAGAAGAAATGTCAAAAATATTAAATGATCCTATAAGATTAAATGCTTTTATGAGACAAAAAATGCAAGAAGGAAATATACCCGAAGATTCTCAGGAAGGTTCATTAAAAAACTTAAGCAACTTAATGTATTATATGTCAATGAAAGAAACTGCTGATCCAAGAGATTATAGTTTAAATCAAGCGTATAAGTATTTAGCTCAAGAATATATTGATACTATCTTTTCTAAAAGAAGAGCATTTACAAATAGAATAAAAAGTGAGATAGATTCAGAAAGTGGTAGATATGGAGGGCAATCTGAACTTATTGTTTCTGGCAAAAGTCATGTAGGAAAAAACAAAACAAGACTTCTTCCTACTATTATTAATAAAAATGGTAAAATAGATATTAGAGGTCAACTAATGTTACCTCATGCAGAAAGAAATACATTTATAAGTGGATTAGGTACAAAGAAAATAAGAATAGTTCAAAATGATAAAATTTTAAAAATAGATGATTTTTTTAAAGAAGTTGATGATGTTATTGGATTATCAGATAATGAAAAAAATACAATAGAGCAATTTAAAGAAAATTTAGAAACAGAAATGACTTTAGGTGGAGCTCATGATATGATTCAAACAATAGCAGAATTAACAAATACAAGATATGAAATAGGTGTTATATCTAGGAGAAATCCAAGAACAAGACCTAATGATATTACACTATTAGGATTAAGGGGTTTCTTAGATAAATCTCAAGGATTAGGTGTTGAAATTAATAGTTTTGATATTGCGAATGTTTACGAAGGCGATTATGATGCAGACAAAGTTGATTACTTCTTTGCTCACGATGATTATATGTTTGATCATATAAATAGAAGTCAAGCTTATTTTGTTCAAGGAATTGATCCTTCAGATTCTCAAGGAAAGTCTAATTTTACATTTGGAATGGATTCAAAGCAATCTCGTAACTCTGTATTATCTAAAATAGGTAGTTCAATATCTTACAAACAAGCAATAGGTATTGTTCAAAAAACACCAAGAAAAGTTAATTATATACAAAATTTAGGTAATAAAGATTATATGTTTGATTCTGATCAAGCAAATCAATGGGAAGATGAATTGAGAACTAATGAATTTACAAAAGAAAAGATCGGCCCTTCTCTGTTATATCAAAGTGGAGAGAATGAATATGTAACTGTTGATACAGAAACATTAGCTTATTTCCAAAGAGCTGCTTTTGAGACTCAATTATTTTTAGATGGGTCTGGTAGTCTTAATAAAGATATAGCAAGTGATATATATAATTGGGCAGATAAATTTTTATTTCCTAAAAATGAAAATTCATTAAAACCTAAAGAAGTAACTAAGAAACAATTAAGAGAAATAATAGAGAATGGTCAAACTGTTAATGGTAAAAGGGTAAGAATATTTAATAAGTACACATTAG